CGGTTGCAAAAACACTTCAACAGAAAGAAATGAAATTAGCAACAATAGCAATTACAAAATCAAGGGTTGGTGATGACGGAGTTGTATTTGAGAATTGTAAATTTGATAATGCAATGTTAGACATTGACACCGATAGTTCTATGACTTTCTTAGGGTTGGAAGAACAAAAAGAAGAAAAACAACGATTAAGAGTCAAAGAGTTGTTAGAAAAAAGACAACAAAGACAAAAAGACGAAACAAAAACTAATTAATTTTAAGAAAAAAATGGAAAAAATATTAAAGGAAAACCCTAACAGGTTTGTTATCTTCCCGATTGAACACAATGACATATGGGAATACTACAAAATGCATCAGGCGGCGTTTTGGACGGCTGAAGAAGTAGATTTAACGAATGATATTCGTGATTGGGAAAAATTAACAGATAATGAAAAGTTTTTTGTTAAGAATGTATTATCATTTTTCGCAGCTTCTGATGGGATTGTAAATGAAAATTTGGCGGAGAACTTCTATCGTGAAGTACAATATCCTGAGGCTAAGTTTTTCTACGGTTTTCAGTTGGCGATGGAGAATATTCACTCATTAATGTATTCGTTATTGATTGATACATACATTAGTAATCCAAAAGAAAAAGATGAGTGTTTTAATGCAATTGAGAACTTACCAGCAGTTAAGAAAAAAGCGACATGGGCTCTTGATTGGATTGATAATGGATCTTTCCAAGAAAGATTGGTGGCATTCGCTGCGGTTGAAGGTATATTCTTTTCAGGATCATTCTGTTCAATATTTTGGATGAAATCAAGAGGAATAATGCAAGGGTTGTGTAATGCAAATACACTTATCTTTAAAGATGAAAACTTACATTGTGATTTTGCAATTCACTTATTGAACAACCATTGTGAGGAAAAACCATCTGAAAAAAGAATTAAGGAGATTTTGTTATCGGCTTTAGAAATTGAAAAAGAATTCATTACTGAGTCATTACCTGTATCATTAATTGGGATGAACTCAAACTTGATGAAACAATATTTGGAGTTTGTTGTTGATGGACTTTTAGTTAAATTTGGTTGTAGTAAAGAATTCAACGTTGAACAACCATTTAAGTTTATGGAACAGATTGCGGTTGAAACAAAAGGTAATTTCTTTGAGTCTAGAACAATGGAATACCAAAAAGCAAAATTGAACGAAACGATTACGTTTGAAGAGGATTTTTAAATATTAAAAAATTATGATGTCACTTAAAATATTAAAACGAGATGGGGATAATGTAACGTTTAACCCACAGAAAATTTACAACCGTGTTAAAAAAGCAGCAAAAGGATTGAATGTTAATTCAGATGAGATTTTTATTAAGGTTATTACTTCAGTACCAACTGAGGGTGTAATAACAACAAAAGAATTAGATAAGTTAGTTTATGAGATTGCGGCATCTTACACTGGTAGTCACCACGATTACTCAAGATTAGCGTCTTCAGTTGCAATTTCTTCATACCATAAAGAAACCAATCCAAGTTTTTCAGAAACTATGAATTTGTTATTTGGTGATGGTATCATCAATGAAAAATTGATTGAGACCATTAAAGAATATGGTGAGGATAGTATTGATGAGGTAATTAATCACGATAATGATTATAATTTTGATTACTTTGCTTGGAGATCTTTACAAGAAATGTACTTGTTAAAAAGACCTAATGGTGTTGTAGTTGAAAGACCACAACATATGTATATGAGAGTCGCATTATGGGTTACAGATAACTTTGTGGAGGCGGTTGAGTACTACAAATCATTATCAAATCAACTTATATCTAAGGCAACACCAATTATGATTAATGCGGGTACAAAGGTACCTCAATTAGCATCTTGTGTTTTACACTATAATAATTCAGATTCAAGAAGTGGATTGTTAAATACATTAACGGATATATCAACTTATTCTTCAGACGCTGCAGGAATTGGACTATCAATGTCTAACATTAGAAGTAAAGAAAGTAGAATATCAAGTTCAGGTGGTTATGCGGGTGGTTTATTAAAATACCTTAAAATAGTTAATGAATCTTTACGTTTCTTTAACCAACAAGGTCGTAGACCAGGGTCAGCGGCAATTTATCTTGAACCTTGGCATAAAGATATTTTTGATTTATTGGAAATTAAAAAGAACACAGGTGCTGAAGAATTGAGAGCTAGAGATTTGTTTACGGCACTTTGGATCCCTGATAATTTCATGAGAGCGGTAAAAGACAATACTGAATGGTATTTATTCTGTCCTAACGATATTATCACTGCAGGTATCAAACCATTACAAGAATCATTTGGTGATGAGTATGAAGAAAATTACAATAAAGCGGTTTCTTTAGGGTTGGGTAAAAAAGTTAAAGCACAAGACATTTGGTCTAAAATTATTGAATCACAAGTTGAAAGTGGTATCCCTTATTTATGTTCTAAAGATAGTGCAAACAGAAAGACTAACCACCAAAACATCGGTGTGATCAAACAATCTAATCTTTGTAATGAGATTTATCAGTACACAGATGAGGAAACAACGGCTATCTGTACATTATCTTCAATAGTACTTAAAAACTTTATCACTAATGGTAAATTTGATTTCCAATTGTTGTTTAATGAAGTAAGAAAAGTAGTTAGAACTTTAAATAAAGTTGTAAATATTAATAATTACTCAACACAAAAAGGATTAAAAGGTGGTTTAGAACAACGTGCAATTGCTATCGGAACACAAGGTTTGGCTGACGTATTTTACTTACTTGACTTAATCTTTACAGACGAAGAGGCAAAAATCTTGAACAAACAAATTTTTGAAACCATATATTACGGGGCGGTATACGAAAGTAATGAGTTATGTAAAAATGGTAAACACGAACCATACAAACACTTCAAGGGATCACCTATGTCTAAAGGTATTTTCCAATTTGATATGTGGGATTTGAATGAAAATGATTTGTCAGGATATTGGGATTGGAATAAATTAAAAGAAGATGTTAAAGAGTATGGGGTATGTAACTCATTATTCACGGCACAAATGCCTGTTGCATCTTCCGCTAAAATTACAGGATCATTTGAGATGACTGAACCGGCTCACTCAGCATTGTTTAACAGAAGAGTTGTTGGTGGTGAAATTATGATTGTGAATAAATACTTAATTTCTGATTTTGAGAAAATTGGTATATGGTCTGAAGATTTAAAAAATGAAATTATTATGAATGAGGGTTCAATCCAAAACATTAATTTCAATAACTACTTAGATCCTGAAGACAAACATTATAATAAGAAAGTTAAAAGAATTGAGCATTTAATCCCTAAGTACAAAACTATTTGGGAGATCTCACAAAAAGAACTTATCAACATGGCGGCAGACAGAGCACCATTTATTGATCAATCACAATCAATGAATATCTATATGTCAAACCCAACATTGTCAAAGATTACCTCATCACACTTCCACTCTTGGGAGAAAGGTTTGAAAACACTTTGTTACTACGTTAGAACAAAGGCAATTTCAACAGGAGCGAAACACTTAGCATTGGATATGACAAAAAGAGAACCAATTAAAAAAGTAGAAACACCTAAAGTAGATTTTTCAAATATGAATTTACCACAAAAACCTGATAGTTCAGAGTTTGAATGTTTCGGATGTTCATCTTAGTATGAATCTTATATTACAATGGGAGATCACGGCTTAGGCCGTGATTTTTTATTTTATATGTATTTATTCAAAACACATAGATACTATATTTATAAGATATGGCAAATGGAATAACATATGGGGTAAATTTTCCTTTTAGGGAATCTTACGTTGGTAAATATTTGGATGTTTCTGATACAACTGAAGAGGAAGTAAGAAGTAATTTAATTCATTTATTGTTAACTAGAAAAGGGTATAGATATTATCTTCCTGATTTTGGAACAAGATTGTATGAATATATTTTTGAACCTCTTGATGGGCCTACATTTAGTGAAATTGAAGGCGAAATTAGGGATTCTGTTGAAAAATATATGCCTGGTGTACAGATAACAAATATTTCAATAACCGACGCTTCTTTAGGTGAAGAAGATAAGGGTACTTTTATTAATCCTGACGGAGAAAGAGAATTTAAAGTACAAGGTATAAGTGAAAAAGAACATACCGCAAAAATTAAAATAGACTATAAGGTCACAAATCAAGCCTTTGAAAGTAGTGATTTTGTTATTATCAATATTTAATAGTATATGGCTGAGAAAAAAATATCATACACAACTAGAGATTTCCAAGGAATAAGAACTGAGTTAATTAACTTTACCCGTACTTATTATCCTGATTTAGTACAGAACTTTAACGATGCTGGAGTTTTCTCAGTAATGTTAGATTTAAATGCTGCCGTTACGGACAACCTACAATTTAATATTGATAGGAGTATTCAAGAAACGGTATTACAATTTGCTCAACAAAAATCTTCAGTTTATAATATCGCTAAGACTTACGGGTTAAAAATTCCGGGTCAAAGACCTTCGGTGGCATTAGTAGATTTCTCAATAACGGTTCCCGCATTTGGTGATAGAGAAGATTTAAGGTATTGTGGTATTCTAAGGAGAGGATCCCAAGTAAGTGGTGCAGGACAACCATTTGAAACCGTTTATGATATTGATTTTGCCTCATCAATAAATTCTGAAGGAACATTAAATAGATTAAAGATACCTAACTTTGATGCTAATGGTAAAATATTAAATTACAACATTGTAAAAAGAGAAGTTGTTGTAAACGGGTTTACAAAAGTATTCAAACGAGTTATTACACCAAATGATGTAAAACCATTCTTTGAATTATTCTTACCTGAAAAAAATGTTTTAGGTATAACAAGTGTCCTTTTAAAAGATGGGACTCAATTTAATACAATTCCAAATCCACAGGACTTTTTAGGGTTAAACGATAGATGGTATGAAGTTAAGGCACTTGCTGAAGACAGAGTATTCATTGAAGATCCAACTAAAGTTTCTGATCAACCTGGTATTAAGGTTGGTAGATATATTTTAACTAACACTAAATTTACATCTGAGTATACACCTGAAGGTTATTTAAAAATGACATTTGGTGGTGGTAATGTTTCTGCTGAAGAACAACTTAGAGATTTTGCAAGATCAGGTAAAGGATTTGATTTAAATAAATATTCTAATAATTTAGCTTTAGGTGCGGCTCTAAAGTCAAACACAACATTGTTTATACAATATAGAGTTGGTGGTGGACAAGCAACTAATTTAGGTGTTAATGTAATCAATCAAATTGGTACGGTTTCATTCTTTGTTAATGGACCATCAGAAAGTATTAACAGATCTGTTATTAATACATTGAAATGTAATAACGTTACTGCAGCGATTGGAGGGGCAAATGCACCAACACTTGAAGAAGTAAGAAATATGGTATCCTATAACTTCTCAGCACAAAACAGAGCGGTTACAATAAATGACTACGAATCAATTATTAGAACAATGCCATCTCAGTTCGGAGCACCAGCAAAAGTTGCAATTACGGAAGAGAATAATATGATAAAGATAAAAATGTTATCTTACGACACAAGTGGTAATTTAACTGATACGGTTTCTAATACATTAAAAAGTAATGTTGCAAACTACCTATCAAATTATAGGATGATTAACGACTACATTTCAATAGAAAGTGCAAACCCAATTGATTTAGCGGTTAATGTTGATGTTGTATTAGATGCTAGTCAAAATCAAGGTGCGGTCGTATCTAAAATCATTGATATTATTTCAACATACTTTAGTCCTACAACAAGACAATTAGGTCAAAATGTTGTGGTATCTGAGTTAAGAAGATTAATCCAAGCGGAAAATGGAATAATAAGTATTTCTGATATGGAATTCTTTAATAAAGTTGGGGGACAATACTCTTCAAATCAAACATCTCAAAAATATTCAGATCCGGCAACTAAACAAATTCAATTAATTGCGGATACAATTTTTGCTGAACCTACTCAAATCTATCAAATTAGATTTCCTAACAAAGATATTAATGTTAGGGTCATTAATTTAAGTACGGTTAATTTTTCCTAATAATTTATTTTTTTTTAATTAGAACTATTTTTTGAAAATAGGAAATAAACTATTTATCAAAAAAGACTTTAATGCCAAAATCATATAGAATAAGGACTCAAGTAGGGGTTGACAAATACATCAATGTAAAATTAGACCAAGATTTTGATTTTTTAGAGATCCTATCTTTAAAAATAAATCAATCAGACCTTTATACAAAGGTGTGTTCTGACTATGGGGTTGTAGTTGGTAGAGTTATTGTTAATGGTGGTTTTGGATTACCAAATGCGAAAGTATCCATATTCATACCATTATCTAGTGAAGATGAATTAAATCCCACAATATCTGAATTATATCCATATAAAACATTATCAGATAATAATGAGTTAGGGTATAGATATAATTTATTACCTCATGATCCATCATATAGTATTCATGCTGCAACAGGGACATTTCCAAATAGAGAAGAAGTTTTAACAGACCAAACATATATTGAAGTTTATGACAAATATTACAAATATACCGTAAAAACAAACGATAGTGGTGACTATATGATTTTTGGAGTTCCAATCGGAGCTCAAACCGTTTTTATGGATGTTGATTTATCGGATATTGGATGTTTTTCATTAACACCACAAGATTTAATTAATGCGGGTCAAGCAACTCAAACACAAGTTAATGGATCAACATTCAAATCGTCATCAAATTTAAGTGAATTACCACAGATAAAAACAGTAAATAGAAATGTTGATATATCACCTCTTTGGGGTCAAGAAGATATTTGTCAAATAGGTATTACAAGAGTTGATTTTGATTTAACTAATGAGGCAAATGTAACGATTAATCCTACCGCTATTTTTATTGGGTCTCTTATTTCTACAACTAATGAAGATTCACTTAAAACAAATTGTAAACCAAAAAATAATACAGGAAATTTATGTGAATTAATTGCGGGGCCCGGACAAATATTGGGTATTAGACAAACAATATACCCTGATAAAAATAATTTTCCAGTTCTTGAACAATATAAATTTGAACAAGATGGTAAAATTATAGATGGTGATGGGTCTTTTTTAGCAAATGTACCAATGAATTTGGATTACATAATAACTAATGAATTTGGGGAACAAGTAATATCAAATGACCCAACAAAAGGAATACCAACAAAAGGAAGGTATAGATTTAAATTTAAATGGAGTAATGAAGGTGGGTTACAGAATGATTTTCAGAGAGCAAATTTTTTAGTTCCAAATATTAAAGAACATGGTTGGAATACCAGTGGTACAGACCCGTTTGATCCAACTTCAGCAGTTTCAACAATATTTAATACAACTGCTGGTAATATTACAAGTGATCCGTTACCTCCATTTACTGAAGGTGGGTTACTATTTAATGGGAAGACTAATTCCGACACTTTTACCGTTTATGTTAACGGACTACCATATTATGGTGATACTATGGTTATACCTGTTAATGTTGGTGATTTAATATCAATAGATTCAAATCCTGTTGATAATACACAACCACAACAATTTGATTTTACATTCTTTCCACAAGGTTATTTTGATTTATTGAGATCGTATAGTTTTAGTTTAGATTGGGATGATTATGTTGATCCAGTTTCGGCAATCAATTGTGAGGATACATTCTATGAAATGAACTACAATAAAGTTTACACTACGGCAATGTTCCTTGACAGATACAAAAATGGGGTTGGAAGAGGAAGACACTTAGGTATTAAAGAAATTGATAATAGAGCTTGTAAATCAACGGTAAATACATTTCCATCTAACGACATTATTAAAAATTTTGACGCTATATTTTTCATTTTTAATGTCTTTATGAGTATTTTGGCATACCCATTAATAGTATTATTATTTGTTGCTCACTTTATCGCATGGATGTGGCCTGTATTAAAGTACATATTAATCGTTTTGGGAATATATTTCCTTTATGATGCAATATCGGAAATGATTGATTGGATTAACTCAACATTAGAGAATTTTGCGTTTTCAGTTCCAGGTGGGCCTATAGTTAATATAGGTTTAATTTTAAGAATTGTGGCAAAGTTTGTATCGTTTATATTTAGAATAGGTTTATCAATAGCATTTATTGCTTTTACAGTAAAATACCTTCTTAAGATAAAAAATTTCCCAAGAATAGGTTTACCTATGATGTCTTATCCTGAATGTACAAGTTGTGATTGTGATTGTGGACCAGCAACTTTAGAGGATGATATTGATCAAAATACAGTTAATGACGCAATTACCTCAGCACAATCAAATACTAACCAACAACAACTTGCTCAAAATAAAGGATTTTTAGCTCCGGTTAATATGCCAAGTGCGTATGATGTTCAACATCCTAATGCCCAAAACAATCCTATTGAGGATCAAGAAAAATCAAATGATGGTCCGTTTTCGGCGGGAGATTGTCTTCCTGGTGCAACCGCCGCATGCATAAATTGTGATTTACCATCGTTAACTACTTCGGCAATGAAACAAGATATTACTGCTCAGGTTGCTGCAAGAGGGATTGCCGACTACAATAGACTTTTTTCTGGTTATGATATATTATCATCATCTACAGACCCTAATGAGGTTAATAAAACAACAATATTTGGTAATGAATTTGCGTTGTATCACGCACCACAACCATTCCTATTTGCGGCTTGGGATAACGCTGGTAATGACCCAAGAAGTTGGGCGTTTCCTACAACCGCAACTTTTCCTCAAAAATTAAATGAATTTAACACAAGAGATAAATATTTTGATTCTTATGGTGGTGCAAATAGAATAAAAAGTTTTGTTAACCCATCTTTAAATGGTAATACTTTTTTTGAAGATCAAATAATAGTTCTTTTAGCTAATCCAGGAACTAAAGATCAAATGCAAGTTGGTAAACCAATTAGTTTTAATGACCCAACACAATCCAATGGAAATGTTAATATTACGGGAGCTACATTAAATCAATTAGGTAATAACTCAATTACGGGTACAACAACAACAGGTCAAACATCAATATCCGTTACTTATGCGAACCCTTCAAATATTAATGATCCGAGTGGAAATACGATACCTTTTATAATTACCCAAACACCAATTTCAAACATTCCGTCATCAATTAGTGGAGATGAAGTTGGAAATCTACAATACCCTACCGATGTGGAATATTATCAGATGATAACAGGTATGACCGTTTCTGCTTTTCAGGCAATATGTGGTAATAGTAGTAACTCTGGTACATTTCCTACAAGTTCATTTTTAAAACATAGAATCCAATTTATATATTGTTGTGAGGGTACTTATAATACTTATGATGCGGGACAAGCTTTAGATCAAATGACTAACTATACAGATTTTGAAATTATAATTTTAAATAGGGGTGTTGATGTCCATACCGCAAAACAAAAGATAAAATACGATTTATCAAAGATATTTGGTAAATCATATGGTAATATTATAACACCTGAGGGAGATTATTTTTTAAATATCCCTATACAACCAACAGGATTAAAACCATCAAGTCATAACACCACAACAAACTCAACTACTAATCTTTATTTCCCATCATATAATTTTAATATAGGACCTGCGGATGGATCTAACCCTAATTATAGTGCGTTTACTTCAAACTATCCTTATTATTATTTATCTACGGATGATCTTAGTGTTGCCGATTACCAACCAGTTAGTGGATGGCAATTTATTGGATCTTCTTTATTAACTAATACTCCAAGAACGATATTACAATCAAGTAACTATACGATACCGGCTTTTTTACCATCGTACATTGGGGGTGGTACATTTTTAGGTAAACAAAATAATGGTGGTTACCTTAGTTGTGGTAGTGAAAGTCAAAATGCAAACACTCCTGATAATGGAGCTGAAGCTAAGGGTCAAATAGGTGATGTACCATCAAACCAATTATCTGCGTTATATTCACCGGCATATTATAGATATACATTACCTGGTGTTAATTTTAATGATAAAACTAAAATGGTAATGAGAAGTGACCGATTACCAACATCTACAAAAACTGAAGATGGTGCGGGATCAAGAACAGGTTTTGCGGTACACCAAAATAATAATTTTACATTTTATACTTCCGATGGTACCGAAGGTACATCAGGGTCAGGTATGTCACTTGAGATATCGGGAGAACAATATGATAGTCCAACACAAACTTTTGATTGTGATACTATGGTATCATTACAATGTTATCAGGGATCTGGTAATAATGTATCTATTATACCTGCAAATCAATGTATTGTTCCGGAAGGTAGAGTTAAAGGTGGGTGTTATTGTCTATTAAATAAAAAATATTTAACTGAATATGGTGAAGATGTTAAATTATTTTTAGAATGGAAAACAAGATTTACAATTACCTTTGCTGCTTGTCGTGGTGTATTTGCACAAGTTTTTCAAAACAATTGGATAAATGGGACATTATATATGTTCTCATTTAATAAAACCACAACATATGCGCCTTTGTCTACTATACCAACATATAATTTTTGTGATGATGTTATTGTTTTTAATGAATTAACTAATGGTTTCTATTATAGATCTTCACCATGGAAACAAAGTACACAAGAATTCATTGGTAAAAATAAACCTTTGATTAATCCAAATTGGCCATCATCAATAGTTACTGGATATCCTGGATTAGGTTATAATGAAAAACAAATACAATTTCCAACAACAATTGCTGATTTAGGACCTAGAGATGAGTTTATTACTGAGATATGTAATAGTTCAAATTTTAATGGTTATATGGTTGATCAAGTTAAATCTACTTCTTATCAAGACACATCAGATATAATCCAAATTGGATTTTTATCTAGATTATTAAATGATACATTTAGACAGGCAATCTTACCTATAACAACAGGTGGTGGTAGTACCGAAGGTAAGGGTATTATCCAATTCTTTAATAGTAATAGAAAGGCGGATAGAATAGATGGTGATTTTGCTCAAGCTCTATCAATAAACTCTGAATGGAAAATTAACCCATTTATTTTTGAAAATTACCCTAATCCAAATTCAATATATTTTGGTGATGATAACCAATCACCACCAAGACCTGTATTTGGAATATTCTTTGAAACCCCAACTGATGAATATAAATATAGAAGAAGGTTTGCTCCTGGTATTGAAACATATAGTCAATCACCATTAATACAAGATTACTATGGTTTTCCAAAGACACAAGATGTTCCTCATTATCAATGGAAGATAGATACATCACCAAATATATTTGGGTCTGAAAATAATAATTGGTATACGTATTCACCTTTCTTCCATAAAGGGTATCAAAACTTAGATTTTAATATTGACCCATATTTTCAATCTTCAACCACTAAATTAGGTATGATCACTAATTTTGATGTAAATGGTCAACCATTACCAACACCACAAGTTACAAATCAAGTTTTAGTTGGAGCTCCATTCCATTTTTATTTTGGGTTAAATAATGGTAAAACTGCAATTGATAAGTTTGTTAAATTATACGTAAATACCGAAGGATAATATGATAGACAACTCAACAAATATTGTATTAGGTAGTTTAAGATATAAAGGATCAAGTGATACCAATCTTTTTATTGATGTTCCATTGGAACAAACTGAAAAAGAAATAGTTGAATTTGATAGAAACGTTGATTTAAGTTTACAACAGGTTTTTGATGATGAAAGACAATCATCAACAATTTTTAGACCTGTAACTAAATACTCATTTATATTTAAAAATGAATACACTGGATCAACAACCTACGTTCCATATAGAAATAATTTGTATTATACAAACGCAATTAATAACGCAATATCTTACGCCACAAATCCTAATACCCCTTGGGAAGGTTACCCCCAATATTCTGAATTTGATTTTATTAGAGTTGACAATAATGTGGTAGGATATACTCAACCACCAAATAACCATGTAACATTTATAAATAAAAGTGCCTCTACTTATAATTGGACTCATTATATGAGTTATGCGTATGATAACGATTATACAAAACCATTATTTGCAATTGATAGTGAAACTACCGCATCTTGGTTTTGGGCGGCATCTGATGGAATACCATTTACAATAACATCAGGTAGTGATGACAATGCTAATTATATTACATTTAAATGTCCTATGAAACATGGGTTATTAACAGGAGAATTTGTTGAATTGCCATTTAATTATAATGGTGAAACTATTTTTCAAGTTAATGGACTTGGTGATGATGGGTTTGGTAGTGAAGAATATATTTTTAAAATTTATAATGTTGGTTTTACTGGTACCACGTTCCAAAATGGAACCTCAAGTACATTTAAACGTATAATTAATAAAAGTAATAGTGGAGAAACAATGTCAGAATATTATGTTAGAAAACATAAAATTTTAACTAATTCAGAATGTGCTTTATTAATAAAGGCGGGATTTGAACAAAATATATTTGAATCAAAATCAAAATTTGAAAAAGATATTATAACTCCAAATAACACAAATAGGGTTTCAGTAAAAGAAGGTAATCAATCATATACTTTATCGTTTAATTGTGATATTGATATTAAACCACTACGTGATAATCAAAATAGACCCATATCTGAATTGTATTTCACTACATTATGGAAAGGTTATTTTGGATGGACTAAAGGTATGAAACAAGGGTGGGAGTTTAATCAACCATTAGATAATAGTTTACCAAATTCTTGGTGGGATCAAGGTAATTTTCTTTCAAATACAAACATAACTCAAGGACAATATGATTCAAATACATTCCCACCTGTTGGCCCGTTTTATTATAATGAAGATTTAGTGACGGGAGATACAATTGATGGGGATTTTTGTGAATGGAATGATTACGAACAAACGGAGAGGGTAATTTCAAAATATAATCATAAAATAATTTTTAATAATTTAAAATTTAATATTGAAACTGACGCTCAACCATCTAATCAATTTGGGTATTATTATTACCCCCATAGTCCAATTGTTATAAGTGAATATTCCGACTATATTGAAGAGGCCGACTCTAATTTAATATTAGATATTCCTGATTATGCATTTTATTCTAATTTATCAAATAGTTTCAGATGGAGAGACTTATATACTTATGGTTATATAGATAGTAATGGTATTGGCGTTAACTATCCATTTATGAATGGTAAACATTATCCATATGTTAATACTATTTTTAGATTAACACCAGAAGGAATAGGAGTACAAAACATAAACGTTATTGCAGAACCTATAGTTGATGAGTGTGAATAAAATTAAAATAATAAGACCAACCACAGATAATTATGTGGATATTCCCATTGAAATGAAATGGGATTTTGCGGGTCATGATGATAGTATTTTGGAATACCAAAAAGAGATAGTTAAGGAAATTATTGGATCACCAAATGACTTTGAGATTAGTCGTTTTTCACATAATTCTGATATTGATAGTAACACAGATATAAATTATGAATTTTATTTTTATGATAATGTATCACCAATAACTGCAACTACAGTTAATCAAACAAATTGGGGAATATCTTATATAAATGAAGGTTTTACAAATGAGGAGGTATACTATTATGGTAAACCTTTTACTAAATCATTCTTTAAAATGGATTTTTATGATACAACAGATGAAAAAACCCAACAAATTTATTTCACAATAATATTGCCTGTACAACAAGGTGAATTTATGAGTGTAAGTTTAAACGCATTATTACCAAACGTAGATATTAGAAAACCTAAATTCAAATTGGATTATATTGGAGATAAAGAAGGGTTTTTTATTTATTGGTTAAGGGAAAGAAACTTTTACGATATAAATAAATTTTATATGTCATCTAAATTTTTTGATGCAAAATTAGGCGTGTATGTTGTAATGACTAATACACCACAACCATTAATAACCCCAAATAAGTTTAATTTTTTACCCCAAGACTATTTTTATTACAAAGTAAACTTAGATTATAATAACAAGACATATGAAGTGTCATCTACCTCAACAACATTAAGAGTTGGTGAGGCATTGACACCAATAAAATGGTATGAATACGTAAACCCATAATGGAAGAACAAAAATATTACTTTAAAATATCTCCCGAAAACATTTACGGAGATCTTAGAT